AATGATTGGCTCTTCGTTTGGTTTTACACAATTATCGCAATACATTTGATAAGAGTCATCACCTTTGAAATCTTGTTCGTTTTCTACTTCTACGCTGCCTAAGACTGTTCCACAGCCCCCGGCACAATGTATGTCAATTGTCATTCTATCGTTACGGTTTGAGATTGTAAATTAATCATGATAACTTTTCCATTTCCACCTGTTACACCATTTGATCCTGCAATACCTGATCCGACTTTTGCCCCACCTGTACCACCTGTTCCGCCTGTTACTGTTGTTGTGCCTTGTGTTAAAGCGTTATATAAAAGATAGATGATACCACCAGTACCACCACCACCACCGCCACCGCCACCTGCATTTCCTGCGCCTGATGCTGCTCCTCCATTTCCACCATTCCAACCTGCTGATGTTATTGTTCCGTTGTTAGTAATTGTTGGAGCAGCAAGATAAACAATACCGCCACCTGCTCCACCGCCTCCACCTGCTCCACCTGTATTCGATGCGCCTCCGCCTCCGCCTGCACTTCCACCACTACCTCCTTGAGATATTGGTACTTGCTGATTGAACATTGAGATAACTGTTTGAATAGGATAAAATAATAAAGTGCCTGTGGTAACTGTTGCACCACCTGCGCCTCCTGATGCTGTACCGCCTGCACCACCACTGCCACCACCGATGACAAATGCAGCTGTACCACCTGATTGAGCTGTGCCTGTTCCGCCTGCTGCTATTGATGCACCTGTCGCACCAAATGCACCACTGCCACCCATTCCAATACTGCCAACACTCATTGTATAAGTTCCTCCACTTCCCCTTGTACCACCACCGCCACCACTTACACCGGCAGTTCCAACAGCACCATTGGCTCTTCCTGATATTGTGCCATTGTTGATGATTTCTCCTGTGCAAAATATTTGGTAATCACCACTGGAAAGGGTAATACCATTATTCACCGTCAAACTTGAATAATACATGTTCCTTGTAAGGGTAGTGTTTCCGCTGATAGTTACTGCGCCATCTGATCCTGCGCCAAAATAACTATTCAAAGATGGAACACCAATTGGACCAATAGTCTGTGCTTGATATGCGCCCATTGATGTGATCAAGAGCACAAAAATTAGTAGTAATTTTTTCATATTATGATTGATGAAATTCTTTAGCAACCCATTTCTTTCCACTTACAGCGCAATAGATAGTGATTTTCTCTTGCGTGCAAAAGTTACCACTGCTCATTGATTGACCTGCACCCAATTGAATGGATGTTCCTGCGGCAGATGCTGCTGATGTGAAATTGATGTACATTACAGTATCAGAGATGTTTTGAATAAACCATCCTGCTCTTCTGTTAATTGTTTCGGCAAACATTAATGTTTGACTTGTCGTGTCGGTTGTACCGCTTCTATCGGTATATGTGCCAATTTGTATTCCTATCATATTTTTAAATATATTTTATTTGGTTTTTTTATGAATTTGGTATTGAACATCTATCCATATCTTTTGGCACTCCCAGTGTTATATCCATTGACCATCCTGTTACCTCATCGTCAAATCTATCTCCAAATGGATCTAACTTTGGTGACTTAGTATCAAATGACCATGTATAATTAGGGCTTTGAAGCTCGTGAATTACATCCAATGCAATGGATAGCATATCACTTTCCACTTCTTGCATATTAGATTGTCCTTTATGCACTAAATCACAAAATATTATTGTGAAATTTAGATTCAATTTTAAGTCCACAACCGTTGCAGGCTTGACAAGGACAAACATCATTGGGTAGTAAATTGTTCCCGATGTTGCAATGTTGTCAAGACTATCATACTGAAATGAATTTATTTGCAGATGATTATCCGCAATATCATTTAGTGACTTTATTACTTGGTTGTATGTTAGCATCTTTTTTTTCTTTATCTCGTTTTATGAGATATATTTTTAATTTCTCTAAATTCTTTTTGTATGCCGCCATTAATCTTCTGCATTTGGATTCTCATATCTATCTTCAACACTTCTGAAAGTGTATGTACTGCCCAAAAATATACCGCTTTGATACGCTGTTCTGTCAGGTCTAATTATATCAATGCCATTGCCAGGATTTAAATACAAAGGAAAGGTAGTTACATTTTCTTTTAAGTAATTAATTATCCTCTTATCATACCATTGTGCCTTGTCCATCAATCGGTCCATTAATCTTTTCACATCAGAAACGGAAATAGGATTGCTATTCTCGCTGTTTTTCATCATGATGGATTTATTGGTCATCTTAAAAGTCAGCACATCAATACCCTCGTATAAAGTCCAATATTTTAAGGCAGGAGCAATGTAGTCATCAAGTAATGTCTTGTTACTTATCGTTCCAGTGCTGACATTTCCTGCCACCACTTGAGAAATTAATTGGTTGTATAAACCGCTACCAAGCAAGGGATGGATGTGTAAATCTTGCGCCTCTTTAATTACAGGTCGAATAAGGTTTACATCCACATTCTCATCGAGATAGGACATATCCTTTATGTATTGTTCAGATATGAATAATGCTGTTGCCATATTACTTTTTTGTTACGATATTCTGCTGCCAAAGATGCCTGCAATGTGGGATGTGAATCGTTGTGCCGGGTTTTGTGTACCAACCGCCACGCATGGACCAAACATCTCTTCCAGTTTCCGCACTGATGGCTTCAATCTCATCCCTTGTATATAATTTGTCAAGATTCAATAAATCTTTGCAGAAACTTCTTGAAGTATCTATCATTCCCTGATTGAAACCTGGGGCCCAATCGTAAGAGTACATGACAATGATTTCAGCAGTCTTTGCAGGATTCTCATCAAGGATGTTTTGTGCTTCCGGTGTTACTTCATTGATAGGAAGCCCCATATCAGATGTGCCGGGCTTTAATAATCCGTTGTCAGTAAGGTTTTTTAAGATTTCAACCACCCTATCCGTTGATATTTTCAGCGTTTTGGCAATGTTTTCAATAGGCATCAAGGCATCTTTGGACAATAAATCAATGATTGCCCTCTCATTTGATGTGTAAAAGTAGCCTTTTGCAATAGAAAGTTCACTTTCAAGGCTCATTTCCCTGTTAAAATGGTGCAAATATTTCTTATTTAGAACATTAAATTGCTCTTTTGGAGTGCCATATTTCTCAAATATTGGTAATATCTTGGAGTTTTTCTGCTCCTGAATGCTGATACAAATTGCCACAGCTTGATCTTGTTCCTTTCCTGCGCTGATATGGTCTGAAATACATGCTGAAAGTTCCTCCTGGTCAAGTTTAAACTTGGAATATTTGTTCATTCCAGTTGGAGTTGCATTGATTTCAACAGGTTTCTGTTCAGGATATCCTGCCTTAATACGCAATTCGCCTACTGTCAAGATTTGCATCAAAGCATTTTCACTCAATTGTTCACTGATTGGCTCTGCTTCTTTCAAGAATAATCTATTGTTAAGACCTGAATACTTTGCAAGCATATTAAATACTGCTTCAAGTTGCAATTGTTCAGGCTTTACATAAGTGTTTTTAAATAATTCATAAGCCTCAACGATTTCACTTCTGCCGCCTAATTGGCCCTCTGTCTTGATGCCAAAAAGCATCGGTGATGTGATACGATGTCCTGTGAATATTTCTTCCTGTACCCACTTGGTAAGCTCCATGAACATCTTGTCCGCATTGCTCATTCCAATAGGAAGAATCTCCGCAGCCTTTTCTTTACCATCAGCAAAGTTCAATACAAATGATCCTGCGTTGTCAGTGCCTGTAAATTTCTCTTTGAATTTCCTTTCAATATCTCTTTGCTCTTCCGCTGTTGGCATTCCGTTAAGGAAGTTCACCATGAAAGTTCCTGCAAATTGATTCTTGACATTGTTGTAGTGATAATTACTTATCTCAATATCCGTTTCAATGTTGCTGATTGCTCCCAAATATTCAGGTAATGGATATACATCAAGCGCAGGGTGATATGTCTTGTAAAAGAGTATTTGAGCCCCTGTTGCGTTAAATGGATCAAAGGCAGGATATACTTTGTAATCACTTCCCTTTGAAACATCACGATTCATCTTACCATTCTTGTCCAACCATCTTTCAGAATAAAAGAAAGTAGTGTTGTCATAGTTTGAACGCATCTTGCGGAATGGAATATGCTTGATCGATGCAGGTTTCTTGCCCATCTTATCCCAAATTACTTCAAGATAAAATCCACCAAAGATTTTTTTATCCTCATCACATTTCATAGACACATCTTTCAAGCTCTCGCCATCAGGATTCATCCGTTTCATAAATTGATTTAAGGCAATGGCCTGTTGAGGTGTCAAATTTTCTTTGTCAAAATCCCAACCTGCACCAGTGGTATAATTCACTTTTGCCTTAACGATAGCAGAATGTTTCGCTGAACGATCATACAGCTGAATGAGATACCAAGCATAATCATTTTTCTCGCCAAGTTGAATCCAATCCTCACCACGCACCTCTTTAAATATTGGTACTTTGTGATTCT